CGCTCTGCGCCTCGCGTGTCGTTCCAGTAGGCTTTTACGCCGCTGTAGGCGTCGCGGTCGGTCACGCTGTAGCGGTGCTGGTCGCCGTCGCGGCGGGTGAGGGTGATGGCGGGCATAGCGCGGCCGCTGGCCGTTAGCCCTTGGCCGGCCACGGTGAACAGCATGCGCCCTGCTTTAATGGCAGCAATGGCATCGTACCGCTCGCCCAGGCGGGTGAGAAAATTCAGGTCGGATTCATCGGTCTGGTCGATATGGCCAATGCGGATGCCGTTGAGCGCGGCGGCCACCACCGGCTCCAGGCTATTGCGGCCGGCGATGGTGGTGACGATCTCGCCCAGCGTGACATCGTGCCAGCCCTGGGTGCGCTTGCCGGGCAGTTGGCCGCGCATATCCGCCGAGCGGGCGCGGATGGTGAGCTGGTCCGGCGTGCCGCTGTGCTGCACTTCATCCACCGTAAAGCGGCCCTTGTCCACCAGCCCTTCCTCTTGCCAGCCAAAGGCCACCTGCAGCTCTGCCCCGCGTGGGGGTATGGCGAGCTGGCCGTCGTGATCGGCCAGAGTGATATCCAACTGGTCGGCTTCCAGCCCGCGCTGCTCGCGTAGCGAGAGGCTAATCAGGCGGCCATTGATACGCGGGGTGATGTCGGTGCCATCCAGCGTGATGCGGTAGCTGGGCTTGGGGTAAGCGTTCATACATAGCCCCCTGCTAACCGTGCCACGGCGGGCAGTGCCAAGCGGCCGATCAGGTCGGTGCGTTCATCATCGACGTGCTCGATTGTGAGATTGAACTCGATTTTCTCCGCCGCGCCGTCGCGGAAAAAGTGAGAGCTGGTTTCTTCCACGCGGGTGACCACCCATAAGCCGTACTGGCGGCCGGTGCCTTCGACCAGCGGCCAGGCGTTGCCTTGGTCGGCCATCTCACGGATCTCATCCAGACTAAAACGGCCGCCGGTGAAGGTAGGCAGCAAGGTGCCGCTTAGGGTGATGGTATCCGCCCCTGGGCCTGCGAACTGGTAGGCAGGCCGCTGCCCCACGCGGGATTGGCTGGGGTGCCGCCATTCGGTGATGCGCTTTAATTCCTGATAGGGCACGCTACGGGTCTCAAATACAAACATGCCTAACGCCATTAACATGATCAGTTCTCCGGTTAGTCGAGGTCGCGCAGTGACGAACGCTGCCGCGCCTGGGCGTCGCGCTGGGCGTTGGTGAGGGCGCGCTGTACTTCCTGCGCCACGTACTGGGCGAGCTGCTGTTCGTTCATGCCGGGGGCGGGCGTGACGTTGATGTTGATATCGCCCATAGAGAAGCCGCTGGCCTGGGTGCTTTGCGCCGTGAGCGGCGGCCGGTTATCGAACTGGATGGGGGCCTGCTGCTCGATGCTGGGCATCGCCACGGCGGGCAGGGCGGCTGCCCCGATTGCCAGCCCGGCACCGGCGCGGCTTACGCGCCGGGCGATCTCTTGAATGCGCCTAGCGGGCTCGTCCCGCTGGGCATCCAGCCCTTGGTTTAGGCCGTCTACCGTGTAGCCGCCTAGCTGGGTGAACACGCGGGAGGGGCTGTTGATATCCAGCACGTCGGCAAACCAGCTACGCACGTTGCCTGCCATGCCCACCACGCGGTCGCGTAGGTCGGCGAGTTTGCCGGTTAGCCCGCTCATCAGGCCATCCACAATGGCGCTGCCCAGCGAGCGGAATTGTTCGGGGATCTCGACGCCCAGCGCGGAAAGCGCGGTGGTGATGCCCCGGTACAGCAGCCCTAACGGTGACCAGTTCATCAGCAACTGCGCGACGGCCCCTAGCCCATCACCGAACGCGGTTTTTACCTGCTGCCATAGGCCTTGGAAGAAGGCTTTGATGGGTTCCCAGTAGCGGTAGATGAGGTACGCCGCAGCGGCAATGGCGGCCACCGCTGCGCCAATGGGGTTAGCCACCGCCAGCATACCCACGGCGCGAATCACTCCGCCTAACCAGGTAAGCGCTTTACCCACCATGAGCGCCTGCGGGCCAAGCATCGCCATGCCAAAGCGCACCATGGCGAAGGGGCCGAGGATGGAGGCGAGCATTAGCGTAAGCGCGCCGCCCGCTGCCACCAGCACCGCCACCAGGGCGGCAGCTTTGGCGAGGGTGCCTGCCAGCTTGGGGTTTTCGTTGATCCAGCGGCCGATGCCGCGAGTGATGGCGGTGACGTTCTGAATCAGGCCGCGCAGCGCGCCGTTGTTGGTCTCGGTGATCGAGATACCCACTTCATCCCAGGCCGATTTGAGCGATTTCAGGTCGCCGCCGATGTTGTCGGCCATGGTTTTCGCCACCCGGGCGTTTTCGCCGGCGGCGTTGGCGAGGATCTCGACAAACGCCTCGATGCCTTCGCTGCCTTGCTGGGCGATCAGTTCTGCCATGCCAGCGCCGGGTTCTTCGCCGAAGATGTCTTTTAGGTAGGCGGCGCGGTCGGCGTTGCCCATTGCTTCGGTGGCTCTCGCTACATCAGTGAGAATGCGGGGGATGTCGCGCAGGTTGCCTTCGGCGTCTTTGGCGTTCACGCCGAGGTCGGCCAGCGCACCGGCGGCGGCTCCGGTGGGGGCGGCCAAGCGGGTGACCATGGCGCGCAGGGTGGTGCCTGCCTGGCTGCCTTGAATACCTACATTGCCCAACAGCCCGGCCATGGCGGCGGATTGTTCCAGCGACATATTCATCGCCCGCGCTTGCGGGGCGACGTACTTCATCGACTCGCCCAGCATCTCCAGGTCAACGTTGGCCCGCGTAGTGGTGGCGGTGAGCACATCGCCCACGCGGCCCATCTCGGCGGGGTCTAACCCGAAGCCGGAGAGGATGTTGGAGGAGATATCCGCCGTGCGGGCGAGATCCGTTTGGTTGGCCAGTGCCAGGTTGAGCATATCCGGCATGGCCGCTTGAATGGCGGCGGGGTCGAAACCGGCCATGGCCAGGTAGCCTTGGGCATCGGCGGATTGCCCGGCGCTAAACGCGGTGGTGGCCCCTAGTTCCCGGGCTTGCTGGCGAAGCGCTGCCAGGCGTTCGTCGTCTCCCTCCAGGCGGGTGAGTGCCTGCACCCGCGACATCGACTCCCCGTATTCAACACCAGGAGCCAGCAGCCGCGCACCGGCGTACAGCGCGGCACCGCCGCTGGCCACCATGCCCGCGCCGGTACCGGCCATGCTGCTGCGCAGGCTCATGGCGCGGTCGTAGCGGCCACGCGCTTGGGCGGCGTTGCGCTGCTGTTCGGCCAGCCGTTTGAGCCGCTGCCGCTGCTCTTCCACGGCGGTATTGGCCTGCTGGATCTCGCTGGCTAGCCGGCGTTGATCGCGGGAGAGGTGGGCGGTGCTGACGCCGTTTTCGTTCAGGGTGCTGCGCAGCCGCTGGAGCTTCTGGCGTTCTTCATCCACCCGCTGGCTGAGCCTGCGCGCTTGGGTAATGGCCTTTTGCCGCTCGGCGCGCAGGGCAGCGGTGTCGCCCTGGTGGGTGTGCATTTGCTGCGAGAGGCGGCGGATGCGCTCTTGCTGTTCCCGCAGGGCGGTAGCGGTCTCCGTGGATTGCCGGGTGAGGGTACGAAAGGAGCTGACGTTCTTCTGCGTGGCCTGCAGCTGCTTTAAGCGGTCGCGGTTTTCACGCATGGCCTGAGACGCGGCCTGGCTGGCACGGTCGATGGCCCGCAGCGGGCGGGTGGCCCTATCCACGGCATTTAAAATGACCTGCAGCTTGAGGTTGTTACCGGCCACGCTGGCTCCTGGTGTCTGTGGTGGTGCTGCGTTTGCGCGCCCGTTCTCGCCAGGCCATGAGTTCGCGCAGGGTGAAGGCGGCGCAGTCTTGCGGGGTCCAGTGGAAGACGATGGCGAGATCCGCCATCGCGTCTTCTACCTGGTTGGGGAGGTTTATTCGCTCTCGCCCTTGGCCCGCTTCGTCAGCAAAAAACCGGCGATTTCACCGCCGCACTGCACGAGATCCGCCGGGTCCATCTGGCGCACCTCGGTGGCGGTGAGCGAGGGGTTGGAGAGGCGCGGGATCAGGGTGATCAGCGCGTCGGTTTGCATCTGCAGCACATCGGCCAGCGAGACGCCGCGCAGCTCGCCGGAGGTGGGCTTGCGCAGGCGCAGCTCGGTGATTTCGGTTTCGCCCCGGGTGAGCGGGGTATCCAGGGTGATAGTCGCAGCGATGGCTTGGGTGACGGCAGCTTTGGTCATGAGAGTGTTCCTTGTGTTGGGTTAAGGGAAAAAGGGGCGGGCTTAGATGCCTGTGTTAAATACCCAGGCGCTGGCGGCGACCCGCGAGGCGGTCAACGCCGTTGACCTTGAACACGCCGTTCACCAGGTCGATCTCGATTTTCTCGGTACCGTCGATGGTGAGCTTGTAGTAGCTGAGCGTGCTGGTGACCTGGTGCTCGGTGTTCTCGCCGGTTTGGGCATCGCCCATATCGATCTCGGTGTGGCGGCCGCGCATGACCACCTCGACCGAGGAGGCGTCGTCGATGTCGTCGCGTTCGTAGCTGCCGGTCATGCGCAGCATGTCGGCATCAATGCGGGCGGTGCCGAAGTTGTCGAACAGGCTTTCCACCAGCCCGCCTACCGTCCACTGCACGGTGAGCAGGCCGTCTTGGCCCATATCGATACCCACCGCGCCATCCATGCCGCCGCCGCGCCACTCTTCGATCTTGCGGGTGAGGGTGGGCAAGGTGATCGACTGGACGATGCCCTGCCAGCTTTCGCCGTTGCTGAACAGGTTGAGGTCTTTAAGCTTTTTGGGGAGTGCCATGGGGGTCTCTCGCTAATCCAATCAGGCGGTGGCCGCGACGCGCTCGGCGAAGTCGGCCAGGTAGGAGTCGGTGATGCGCTGCTGGAAACCGAGGTCTTCCAGCGGCGGTACCGGCGTGTAGTCGTAGTCGATGCGCAGCTTGCCGCCCTTGAGGGAGGTCTGGGTGTTGAGCTCCTCGTTTAGCCAAGCGCTGCCATCGACAATCAGCCCCAGGGTTTTCAGCTCGCGGAACTTGGCGTTCAGGCCTTCGATGATGTCTCGCGCTAATGAGGCGTGCAGGGGCAGATCCACCGCCCACAGATGCGCTTCGGCCACGGTGTCGGCGAGGATCTGGGCGGTGCGGGTGTAGTTCTCGAAGGGGAAGAGGCTTTCTGGCCCGGCGCAGGTACGCGAACCCCAGAAGCGGTAGCCGTTCTGGTTCACTAGCGTGGTGACATCGGCAGCGTTGAGCAGCCCGGCATCGGTGTTGGGGCTTTGCAGATCCCAGAACACGTCTTTGCTGATGCCGGTGATGCCGTTCACCGCGACGTTACTCAGGGTTTTGTGCCAGCCCACGGTTTGGTCGAGCTTGGCGCGCAGGCCCAGGGCGATGGCCACGGGGCTGATATCGCGAATTTGGGCATCGTCGGTATCGAACGCTTGCCATTGGGGCCAGATCACCATCAGCTCGCGGGCACCAAACTCATCGCGGTAGGCCAGCACGTCGGTGAGGGTCTCGCAGCCGTGGGCGTACACGTAGCCGAAGGCGCGCAGCTGCTGCAGCACCGAGACCATCGCGGTGGCCACCGGTTGGGTATCCAAATAAGGCACACCAATAATGCGCGGCGTGACGCCCAGCTTCTGCTTAGCGGTGAGCAGTGCCTGTAGCCCGGTGCGCTGGCCTAGCTCGGTGGTGGTGCCAATCACGTTGGCGGTGGTGGTTTCGTCGTCTATGCCTTCTTCTACCCGCACCACCACAATGATGGGCTTGGCCTGCTGGCCAATGCCGGTGAGGGTATCTTTCAGCGTGCCTTGGGTGCCCGCTTTGCCAATGGCGGTATCCACATTGGTCACCAGCGCGGGCTGGTTGAGAGGGAAGGTGGTGGCATCCGCATCTGAGGCGGTGCAAACCACTCCGATGACGGCGGTGGAGACGGTGCGGATGGTTCGCGTGCCGTCATTGACTTCCGCAACGCGCACGCCGTGGTGGTATTGATCGAGTGCCATGGTGGCTCCTGCGCAGGTTCACTGTTCGAGTAACGAAAAGGGTGAATTCACGCAGGTATCGTGCGGGGGCTGGGGGGAGGGTGGTAGCGGTGGTGGGTGTAAGTGGGGTGGTTTACATGATGGGGCGGGAGCGGGCACAAAAAAGCCCGCCGAGGCGGGCTGTTGGCTGTTAAGCATTTTTAAGCGCCGCTCAACGCTTCTTCAAACGCCTGACGAATATTAATCGCGTGCAACGCCTCTGCTCCTTCCGCCGCTGCAATCTGATCACTGACCTGCCGTTCCGCTGTAAAGCACGCCTGTACATGCTGCGCTACCGCCTGGGCGATGGGGCGTAGTTCGGTTTCGGTGACGGTGACCCAGCCTTCGGCGGCTTTCCAATCAATCGATTCTACGAACGGCATGCTGAGCGATTGGTAGGCGCTGGTGAGCTGCGCCTGGCTTTCGCGGTCGGTGAGGATGCGGGAGCCGTCGGGCAGCGTGACGCCGCCGGTTTCGATTCGCCAGCGGTGTTCGGCCAGTTCTTGCAGTCGCACGGCGCGGCGCTGCTCGATGAGCTTGGCCCAGTCGGTGTCGCTGATCTCTCGCAGGACGCCGGGCACGTCGGTTTTACGATCATTGGCCACTAGGCCGAAGTAGTGGGCGGGGTTGTTGCCTTCCCACCATAAGATGGTGATGTTCTCGACCGGGTCGGCAGGGCCGTGGCGGGTCGGGTATTCGGTGGCGGGACGACCGTCGCGGGCATCCACTTTTACAAATTCAATCGGTTTCATGGATCACCTCTCGGTTAGATGTAATGGCGGCGGACAGCGCGCACGGAGTTGATGTACGTCTTCGAGTACCCAGGTTCGCTTCCATTGGGGAAGTTCACGCACCAAGCGCCGCTGCTGCCGTTCTCCGTGGCCGTCCAGTAACTGCCAGAGAAGGCTTCCGAACCGCCATCCTTGAATGCATCTACGGCCGTCTGGCTTGGGCTGCCTGCTGCGTAGTTGCTGGTCGGCGGGTCTATCAGTGAGCTATCACCGGAATTTGTGTTGTTTTCCTGAGTGGTTGGCTTGAATGCACGATATTCGGCAATGCGTTCATCCAAGGTTGCCAGCTGCCAGTCGCTGAATCCGCCAATCGTCAACGCTGCGCACCAATCCCTGCCTTGCTGCCACTGTCCGGAACCCTCGCCCTCGGCTTTGGGCGCGGTGATTAGTGCATAAGGTGCGCCGACTTCATCAATCATACGGCTGGCAAAGTAACCGCCGCCGAAAGGCACCCCTGCCTGATCGTTGGTTGGAATAAATTGCGCACCGGTGGTAAATGAAGCCCGCCCCCAAGCACTTATGGCGAGGTCATGCCCTTGATATTGCGCTTCAACGGTGTAAGTGGTCGATTCCTCCAGGATACCGGCGGGAATAATGACGCTGGTTTTGTTTTGGGCATCGTTCAGCGATGACCAGACCAGCAGCCCGTCGGCGGTTTTGATCTGCCAGTTGGTGGCAAGATGGGTATCTACACCGCTGGGCGTGGTGGCGAAGGCGCTAGCCTCAATGACCGGTGATTCTGGAATATCGCTGGCCCCGTTCACCGGGGCGGTGATCGCCGGTGTGTTGATGTACTCATTAACGGTTTTGAACGTAATGGGTGTTGACCACTCGGAGGCCCCCAGCGTGGCCCCGTGGTGGCGGGCGCGCAGGTAGAGGGTGGTGTCGCGGGGGAGGTCGGTGACGTCCCAGCTTTCCAGGCTTTCCGTATCGCCTAGCGATTGCTTAACGATGTTGTTGAAGCTGCTGTCGGTGGCGATCTGCCAATCGGTGCTTTGGTGTGTGTCCATGTTTCTCGGGTAGGTCTGAAAGGTGGACGTGGTGGCGGTGGGCTGTGTGCTGACCGCCATAGCACCGCCGGTGGGATTGAGCACCGCCGGGCGGGCGATGGATTGCGCGCCCACGGCGATGGCGAAGGTGTTTTCGCCACCGTTGCGGCCGACGGTGAGAAACAGCGACGCCTCGGCGGCCCCGGCGGGGATCTCTAACGTTATAGTGTTGCCGCTGCGGCTGGCATCGCCCACATCGGTGGCCACGGTGTAATCGCTGAAGGCGTCAAAGTCGGTGATGGTGTAGCTATTGCTGCTGCCGGGGTAGACGAGGCTCGGGCCATCGAGTGAGACGCGGGAGAGCGTGACCGTACCCACTTCTTCATTGTTGACGAACTCGACCGTGGTGCCGCCTGTGACCGGGGTGGCGAGCTTCACCTGGGTGGTGTTGAGCGCGCTCCACTGTTGATGGGTTAAGCGCTTGCCGTTGACGTAGATGGCCAGGCCACGGGTGATGGTTTTTTGCAGATTGAACACATCCTGCTCGCCCACGGCTTGTCGGGTTTCCGTGACGGAATGAACGCGAAGGTGCATGCCCTCGGCTGGGTCGGCCCAAGCGGCGTCGCCTTCGGCATTGGAGTTTTTGCGCAGCCAATTTCCGGCATTACCACCGGTGGGCAGGATGTAGGGCCGGATCTCTTCGATATCGGCCTTGGTGGCAATGGTGATGTAGTCGTCGATCACCGCAGTGACGTTCTGTGCGCTGCCGATCACGGTGACCAGATCGAAGATCTGTTCCACCAGCGTGGCGCCGCCTTCGGCGGGGAGAAAATCGCTTTGCTCGGCGCTGTTGCTGTAGGAGTAGAGCCGTTCCTGCTGGGTGTCGGGGTCGCGGGCGTAGACGCCAATTTCGCGCACGAAGAAGCCGACTGATACCCCTTGGTTGGTCATGATGGCCCGGAGCTTACTGGTACCGTCGCCCAGCAGCTCGAAGGAGTGAATCGAGAGGCTCTGGCGTTCGTTGACCAGGGCGGTGAGGGATTCAGGCGCGCTTGGGGCGCTGCCGTCCCCCAACGCGACACGTAGAAACTGCAGGGGCTGCCCGATCTGTGCCTTGGCCTGCAGGTTGCGGCCATCGGCGGTTAGGATCAGCCCAGGGAAATTCGCCATAGCTAGGCCCTCGGTTGGATGGTGATGGTGGTGGCAATAAGCGCCGCCGCGGCGGTATGTAACGCGGTGGCCGCTGGGGTCAGCGCGACCCGTGCGGGGTGCACCGTGATGGTGTTGGCCCGGTGCCAGGCCACGCCGAGCGTGACCGTTGTGGCCGCTGGGCGTGGATCGAGCCGCGAGCGGATGGCCATGTTGATGCCGGTGTGGGTATAGGTGCCCAGGGTGAACGCCAGGGTGGCCGAGCGCTTGACCTGCAGCGCAGCGAGCCATGCACGGGCGGGCTTGGTGTCGTCGACCATGCGGATGAGGCGCTGGTAATCCGCATCGCTGGCCAGTTGCCCGGTGGTGGCGATCTTGAAGGTGTAGGGTTGGCCGCCGAACTGCCACGCTTCGAGAATTTCACCGCCGCCGAAGATCAGCTCGATCACTTCGCGCACGGCGGCGGGCGTGCCTTTGCGCCGGTGGATGGCCACCGCCGTGGCGATAATTTGGCGCTTCTGTTCCACGCTCCATGCTTCTTCCCAGCGGTCGACGCTAAACGCCCAGGCGAGCCAGGGCAGCAGGTGCTCGGGGCAGGTTGCCGGGTTCCAGATATCGCGTAGCGGTGCGGGTAGGTCGCCAATGCTGGTGGTGACTTGTTCCAGCGTGCGTTCAACGGCGGTAGTGTTGGGCGGCAATAGGCTGTTCATCCGTAGGCCTCGAACGCGGTGGTGGCCACTGTTAAGGAGGTGGCCACGCGGGCATCGCCACTGGCGG